TCCGCTAACGTAATCGGATTCGGTTCTGGTGTCGTATTGAATGATCCGTTCTTAAAAATGGAGAAATACATATTAATTCGTTTTCATTGTTGATTAATTTATTTATCTAATCTAAACCCCAACCAAATCTGGTTGATACATTCTTGAATCGCATTCGCTCGGATTTTATTTCCATCCGACTTGGCTTGAGTTTGCTTTTGGATTAAGTTCTCAACCACAACCATTGCTAATGCTTGTGCGTATTCGTGCGCGAATTGAATTGTTTGTTGTTCTGTTTGCATAATGGTTTCTTATTTAATGATTTAAAATAAATTTATTTGTTTTGTATTATATTGTCTTTGTACCTCCATTGCTATTTCAAGTATCGTTCTACCTACTTCGTAATCCACCAAGTTCCGAGCGATTTTATCTCGTCTTTGATTTCCTTTATACTTGTAAAAGTCATAATCGTGAAATTTACAAAGGGCATCGACTTCATTTTTTGCTTTTGATATAATCCCTTGTCCTTCTTTTCTTTCGCCTATATTTTTAGGCAGATTAAAATTTGTCCAATATAGGTGCCTACCTCTTTTTTTAGCCGGTATTAATGGCTCATAATATGGTATCACATTCTCAACTACATATTTACCAGCAAAATGGTTGTGTAAAAAAAGTATTTCTTCATACAAACTCATACTTGGGTAAACTGCTTTGTAACTATCTCTATTTTTTTGCGAATGTCTAATCTTACTATGTGTAGGACAGGGCGGAGATGACCAAATAAAATCAAAGCTTTTATAGTTATCTAAAAGATATTGGTGCGCATCAGTAATAATTACCTTGTCATATGGAAATCGCTCTTGATATAATTTTGCTAATTCTTCATCTAATTCCACAGCCGTAATTTCAAGGTTATTAGCAACTTCATCCCATTTGTATCGATTTCCTCCTAAACAACTATATAAATTTAATATTCTATACTTTTTCATTCTTCAAGTCTTAACACTATAATCTTATATAATTCTGATTTATTCGTTATTTAATTTCGATTTATGGTAATCTTCTGCGAATTGCAGCTTCTGATTACGTTCCATTTCCTTTGCTTTTTTTAGCCATCGTTCTCGATACATTTTGATTACCGTATCATCCAAATCCTTTCCCAATTCTTCTTTGATTAACCAATCGTACAAGGATGCTAAATATTCTACTGCGGTCATATTGATTTAGTTTTGATTACGATTTATATCACATAAGTAAGTTTTAACCTTACCCATTGGATACAAAACATAAATGGCTATTATTACAATTTTCCTAATTCTTCCCATACTTCTGCCCAATATTCAACGGTCAAATCGTCTTTAATTTCATTTCTATTACTTATCTTTTGATACGGAACTCTTCTTCCGACCTCGTATGTAAGTATCAACGCATTCTTAATGGCAATAGATGTGCATAGTATTTCATTGCCACAATCCGTATCCTCATCCATTAGAATCAATTTGAATTGTGTGACTAACTCTATCGCTTTTTCTTTTGGTGTCATAATTGATTGTTTTTGATTAATTAAATATGTTTATTTGATTAGTAACCGCATTATCTTTTTTCATCTTTTCTATTTGTCTATTTTTTAATTGAATAGATTTAAATTTTTGATATGCTTCCGATTTAGGTTGTGTTTGTCCAAGTCCTTTACAGTAATAATCATTTCGTAATATGCACCTTGCCATTCTTCTCCAACTTGGTACCCATTGTTTTACTTCTAAATTATGTGGTGCTTCATCTGGAATAATTTCATAACCTCTTTTTTTCCACCCTACAATAAATTTTTTAAATCTAACAACATAATTATCTCTTGTTACTTTTGGAAGTGTAGATAAAAGTAAATTTGTAAATTCTTGCCAGTTTAAATGGTCCGGTTTTTCTACAAATCTATTACCATTAATATTGCCACTTTCCTTTATGTATAAAGAACCCGAATTAACTCCGCTTACTCTATTTAATAATTTATACCAAGTATCTGGTTCAAGTATATGATATAACCATATTCCTTTTTTTTGATCATCACCATAAGGTTGACAAAGTCTTTGATCTCCAAGCGGAACTCCGGCTAAACTCATTTTAGAATATATAGGATTAGATGGCAAATTATTTTTGCCCAAATAAATCCAAATATCTTCAGTTTTCCAATCATACAAAGGATAACAATTATATAAATTCTTACTTAATTTAGTTGTCCATTTATAATTGTTTTTTGTTGCATTAACTTTATTACTAATAATTGCCCTATACCTGTGAAGAGATTCATCGCTTCTAATTCCAACAAAAGCACAAGTCAATTTATCTTTCGCATACCATTCACCAAATAAAACTATAAATTCTTCAAATTCCATTTTAGGATAATAAAATGGATATGTACTTAAATCTTTTGATTTGTGCGGCTTATCTCTTACCCAATTATGTTTTTCGGATTCATCCCAACAAATCCATTTTGGTTCAAAATTAGATAAAGCATTTCTTAATAATAACTCTGGACATACCCAATGTAACTCTATGTGAGTTTTATACATTTCAATACAATTATTGATATGTTTAATTGTATCTGTGTATTGAGCTTCTAAATCAACTATAAATAATCCAACTTTAACATTTCTTTTAATGGCTTCATTCATAACTAAATGAAGTAAGACAGTTGAATCTTTACCTCCACTAAATGATATGTAATGTTTTTCAAAAATATCAAATGATTTCTTTATTCTTATTTCCGCAGCTTTTAAAACCGATAAATTTATATAATTTTTCATATTAATATAATTCTACTTGTCTATTAATTAATAAGGCTTCATCTAAAGTAACTTTATTTAAACCTCTTTCAGTAAGCCAATTATTTAAAAATTCAAAAGCAACATTGTTAGCTGCTAATTTTTCTTCATCTGTTAAAAGTTGAAACCCAGATGAATAAATACAAGGTATTTTATATTTATAAGCTACTGATGCTTGTCCAAGAAAAGCTATTCTATTCATACTTTTATTAGTAAGATTATGTTCGCAACTTTTTGGACATTTAATACTTAATTCATTCATTGTTTCTTTAAACAGGTCTATATTTTGTAAAAATTGCTTGTATTTGTGTTCACATTGCAATTTGCTCCATTTTAAATGTGCATTCCCATAAAAATTATAATCAATTAATTCCCAATCTTGATATGGATGAAAAATTCTATCTTGATCTTTTTCGTTTGGTATTTTATGCAATTCAAAATCTTCCTCATTAACTTCACCTAAAAATTCTTCAAAGTCTTCCACATTGTCATCGTTTGAAACCCAAGCCTTATTAAAATCATTATCTTTAAATAAGTTTTCTAAACCAGAAACTTGGCATAATCTTAATATTTCATCTTCATCCATTCCTAATTCTCTTGATATTCTTTTATTAGTCCAATTTCTATTTTTTAATTCCATAACAATTTCAGACATAGCAGAAACTTGATGTTTACCTCTTGCTCTATTATGCCTAATTGTTGAAGCCATACGGCTATTTATATCGCTTACTTCTGGTCTAATTATTACTGTTGGTAAAAAACCTTTGATCCTATCTTTTACTATTAAACTTTCCTTTCCTACTCTATTTCTATGGAATCCATCAATTACAGTTATTTTATCATTGTCCGGAAATGTTACTATTGGTTGAGTATATCCATCATTTATTATTGAAACTTCTAATAATTGCATTTCCGGTGGAGCAACTTTATTTGGATTATAATCATTTGCAATAACATCTTCATTATAAACCCATTTTACATAATCTACTGGTTCATTCTTAAATGGAGATACATTGTGTATAATTTCTCTTATTTCATTAATTAAATCAACTTTTTCGGTTATTGATTTTTCATTAATTAAATCGACAATTTCTTTTAAAGATAGGTTTTGATTAATGTTTTTCATTTTCTTATATTTTTAATTCATTAATTCTTTGTTCTATTTCATTCTCGTAAGTAAAATAATTTGATTTCATTGTATTTAATACCTTTTCATCTCTTTCTACTCTTTGTATTTGAATTTTCTTTAAATTAAAATCTGGATTATACACAACATAATCACACCATTTTCTATCAGATAATAATAATCCCCATTGCATTTGCGCATAATAATTTTTTGGGATTTCTTTTTCGCAAATACTTCTAATGTATTCAACGTGTAAAGGACATTTAATTTCTAACATACCTTCTTCTCCTATTAAACCATCTGGACTATACCCAGCATACTTAAAATCTGTATTTATGATATATCCGCATTGATTTACTTTGTTAAAAGAACTAACCTCATATTCATCACGCGCAAATGGCTCTAAATCAGTACCTCTTTGCATAGCTTCACTTATAAAATCATTATCAAGTGTTTCATTCATAATTAATTCATAAATTTTTTTATGCATTAATTTCCAAACACTTACTCCAAGACCAGATGCAGATTTACCTTTTACAGACAATGGCTCTGATTCTGATCCACCAACTCTGCCAATTCTTATGTCAAGCCATTTTTGCGTTCCTTGCTCAATGTCATAGTAATATTTTATTTTACTCATATTTTATACGTTTTAATTCCGGTTTCGATTTCGGCATCGGTCAGGAATATGTTAGTTAATATTTGATTGTATTTTGCCCTGGTTTCTTTAGATTTATCTTCATCGAACCTTCTAATATAATGCTTCGCTCCAGCTTTTTTTAACCCCATTGATTTGGCAAACACGGAAATGGATACATTAAAGTAATTATTCATAAAGAAACAGAACCAGCTTCGGCAACTAATAATCGAATCCGGTTTGTTGTAAGCCGATTGAATAGTCAACCATTCGTTTCGGTGGATTCCGTAAGTGCGTTCAATTCCGGTTACCAATATCTCCTTAAATATGTTATACATTGCATTGTATTTCTCAATATTAGTCGAATTAATAAAGATGTAATCTTGACTTGAATACTTGCGTAATTTTCTCCGCATCTGGTTTAGATGTAAAGATTCAGTTTGTCTGTCTGTCATCCCAAATTGATTTTTTAGTTTTTGATTTAATGAATCCTTCGCATTCACGAAGATGTTTGTAATTGAGTTCCGCGTAGTTATACATCTTAACCTTTTGAAGATTATCCCACATCCAATCCTTCATCATTTTGTTGTTGGGAAACGCATCAATAATTGATGTATGGAAGGGAAACCTTCTTATTGCCTTATTTTTTTCATTCCAGAACTCGCGTATATGCCAATCGATTTTGTCTTCGGATTTGATAACATCCATAATGTTTCGTTGCATCCAGATTACAAATGTATCGCTAAAGTTTAAAGGCAATAAATGGCTCATTGCCGGTGCGTGAATGACCATTTTTTGCTTTAACTTAAAAATGTCATTAAACGCATTTTCATTGTGTACCTGGTATTCGTCTTCATCCACGAACCTATACCTTAATATCTTCGCAATCGATTTGGCTGCGAAGGTAGTTCCGGATCGTTGCGGACCGGTAACCAATACCTTTTGATATGATTTGCATTGTTCGATTATTGATTGAAATTTAGTCATATCTAAATCTTTTTTTATGCTTGAAGTAAAATTGACCTTTGAGCGTCATTCAACACGAAATTAGATAAGGCATCTTCCAGGTTGTAACTACCATCGGCTACAGCTTTAACCAATTTCTTGAAATCGTCCTCATTCAGTTTCCTT